TGATTACAACCGTAATGGAGTTTTTGAAAGTAGTATTAAACCTACCTTTGCCACATTTGAAGATTATCAAAAGTTTTTAAAAGAAACTTATGGAAGTTCAGCAGCAACCATAGCACCAGCAGCAGCTACAGAAGCACCAGCACCAGCACCAGCACCAGAAGCAGCACCCGCACCAGAACGACTATTATCTGGACAGAGTGATCTTACTTTTCCTAATTTAAAAATTGATTCGCAATTTAGTGCGCCAACACCAGCAGCACCAACAAGTGTTATGGGAATGTTCCCTGAAGTAGATGCAATGCAACGTGCTTTGTACCAACAAAAGCAAAATGAAGCAATGCAAGCACAGGCAATGCAGTATGCGTCACTTAACCCCATGCAACAGGCTCAATACAGCCTGTATATGGGTGGTCAACAGTTGGGTGGTGCTATTGGTGGTGCTTTGGGTGGTAAAGACCCTCAGTTACAGTTGATTTCAATGCGTAATGCTATTTCCAAACAAATAGATATGCGTGATCCTGAGTCTTATTTTAAAGCAGCAACTTTAGCCAATCAAGCTGGAGACAGAGAGTTTGCTGCGTCACTTGTTGATGTTGGAACAAAAATAGAATCCACAATGTCTCAAGTAGAATTGAGAAAAGCTCAAGCACAAAAAGCTAGAAACGCTCAACAAGCTCAAACAGACTCTGCACAGAAACGTAAAACCGTTTCAGATTTAGAACAAAAACTAGCAACTGATCCAACATACAAACCAACTGCAGAAGAAATTGCAAGTGTAAGATGGATTGTTGCCAATGAAAGCAAATCAAAAACACAAATTGATCCTACAACTGGTCAGTTGTATATCATTGAGGGTTTAAATATTCAAGATGCTGCGCCAAACATTGCTAATTATTTGAAACAAACTGGAACTACTGTACCAGCACCTGCCCCTGCCGCAACAACTGAAGCACCAGTAACTACAGCAGCACCAACACCAACAGGAACACCTGTTACAAAAGGAGTAACCGCTGTTCCGACTGAAGCATCAAAAATAAAAGCACAAGAAGAAGCCGATAAAAAAGTAGTTAAAGCCGAAGAATTAAAACGTGAAGCAGAAGGATTCCAAGATGGATTGTCTGCTATACAAGTAGTAAGAGGAACAATCAAAGAAACAAAAGCACTTGTTAGCAAAAAAACTACTGGTTATGGCTCTTTGTTATCGTTCCTACCAGAGTCAGATGCTATGACTGTATCTGACAACACGCAAACAATTAAAGACAACATTGCATTAGCAAAACTAAAAGAATTGAAACAGCAATCCAAAACTGGTGCATCTGGCCTTGGCGCATTAAATATGAAAGAGTTTGATGCTATTCAAGGAATTATTGCTAGGTTAAATCCTAAATCAGCTAACTATGCAAATGACTTACAAAAAGTTGATGATTTCTTTGCTAGAGCAGAAAGTTTAATGGCTCAACAAGGTGCTAGAGCAGAAGAACGAGCCAATAAACCTGCTGCTGGTACAACTACTGCGCCAAGCGGTGCTGGTGATAAAGAAGCAAGAATCAAAGCAACAGTAGATCGTGCTATGGCTGATTCAAGAACAAAAGGAACAAGAGAGCAAGTTGAATCTGCTGTTCGCGCAAGACCAGAATTTAAATAATAGAGGCTAATCATGGCAACTGAAAGAGCAAAAACCAATGTTGAAGCACAACAGCGCATCATTGCACAACAAGATGCTATTCGTCCTTTGTTACGAAAAGCTATGCAAGAAAAAGATCAATCATCCATTGACAAATACATGGGTGAAATGGAAAGACTTGATCGTCAAATGCGAGCAACAGCTACTATTACTGTTGGTGGTGTTGATGTTCCTATTGGTGCTATTGGTAGTGGTTTGCAGTCTGGTATATCAGGTTTATTTACTGCAATACCTGACATTGGTATAGCAGCATACAACTATTTAAAACCACAACCTAGTCAAAATTTATCTGGTTTGATAACTGGTCAACGACCTCAAAAACAAGAAACACCATCACTATCTGAGTTGGGAACAAAATATCTTGGCATTCAAAATGAACCAACGTCTGATGAACAGGCTTATGCGTTCAGAATGGCACAAGGTGCTGGAAGCTCTGCTATTCCTAGTGTTGGTGCAAAAGGACTTTTATTAGGCACTGGACTTGGTGCGGCTGACGTTGCTGTATCTCAGGCAATTGGTGCGCCTGAAGGCCTTGTATCTGGTGCTTATGCTATAGGTAGTTTAACTCGTGCTGGATTTAAAGGCATTCAAAATCTGCGTGAAAGTAGAAAGTTAAACAAGTTTATTGAAGAAAATGTGCCGCCTGAAGGACAAAATGTCTTTAAAGAATTCATGTTTCGTGGACAAGGATCAGATAGTCCTATTGTTGCTGCTGCCCTACAAAAGTTGCGTGCAAATCCTCAATATGCTGAGTTGTTTGCAAAGTTCGACCAAGCTGCATCTGATTTTGCTACAAAGGGAATGACTCCTACTAGTCGATTGACTAGCAAAGAAGACGTTACTAAATCTGTTGCCTCTCGTGTTCAAAGTGAAATTGATGGATTGGCAAAGCAGCGTTCTGAAGCTGGAGATCGTGTATTTAAGCAAGCAATAGGCTATGGCGCAAATCAGCCATTGGTTGACCCTACCAATACAATTAAAAACATTGATGCATTAATTGTTAGATATAGTGCAAAATCCACTCCAAATGCAGATAAGGCTGTTGAGGTATTAAATTCAATCAGAGATCGTTTGACATCTGGTAATCCATTAACTGCAGAACAAACGGCAGTTGCTGCTGCTTCTGGTCTTGCTCAGACAACGCCTAAAAGAACACTTGACCAAGTGCAAGGAGTTCTATCTGAGTTTGGAAAGAAAGCATCTACTGGAGACAGTTTAATCAAGGATTTAGCCATTTCTGATGAAAGAATAATTTCTAGTGCTATTTTTGGCGGCATGAAAGATGATGTGACTGCCGCATTGAAAACAGCAAAAGGAAATGATGCAGCAGCATTGAATTTATTAAATCTTGGTCGCAAACAAATAAAGACTGCATCTGATAATTACAACGATGTACTTGCTCAAGGGATGCCAGCTTTCTTGAAAGACAAGCCTTTATCTGCTGTTTCTTACGAAGATTTATATTCAAATTACAAGAATTTAAATGAGTATCAACGTGCAAAGATGCGTTCTTATGTTGGCAATACAGACAAAGAGGCTTTAAATTTCTTAGACCGTAATATTTTTCAAGATTTTGTTAAGTCTGCACAAGGAAAAAATGATGCGGGTATATTTACTACCGATCTAGAAAAACTAGCAACGAATTGGAAGACTCTTGGAGATAATGAACGTGCCTCTTTAGTTACTGCTCTTGGAGCTAATGCAAAAGAGTTTGATCAACGTATGTCAGATGCCTTAACTTTCACTAGACGCATGAAAGTAGCTCAACCAGCAATTGAGTCTGAAAAACTTATTTCTCCTGATTTACAACGTGGTGTATCTGCTACAGTTGGTGCTGGAGGTGGATATGCTCCTGCAAAAGGAGTAGATGTTGCAATGACAACTATTAATGAGTTGTTTAAGAAGCAAGGAATTACTGATGAACAATTAATGCGTATGTTGTTGACTCCAGAAGGTGCTGCTTTTTTACGTCAGGGTTCATTAACTGGCGCATCTGCAAATACATTAGATGCATTGACTAAAATTCCATCGGCATTAGACACTGCAACACCAGCATTTAGTGCTGTTACTAGGCTTCTTCCAGCAAAACAACCACAAGCACCTGCTCAACCAGAACAAGCTGCACCTGATGGCGTATATGTTCCTGAAGACATTTTTACTAATCAACCAAATGTACAACCTACTGCACCTGCGGTAACTCAACCTGCTGGTAGTGAAGTATTTATTCCTGAAGATATTTTTAATTCTGGTGCTACAACAACTCAAAAAGTCGATGTAAATGCCAGAATTCCTGAGAGACAAGGAATATTTAACCAAGAATTGAGCAGATTACTTCAAGCATCAAATGCAGCACAATTGTCTGGAGACCAAGGTGCTATGCAAAGAATTACTGGAGACATAAAAGGCTTGATGCGAGAAGCACAACGAGAACGTATTCAACTATCAGTCCAATAAGGATACAAAATTGATCCGATCAGCCTCCTCTTTGCCGCCAATGCTTGTGTTGCCGCAATCAGAGAGGGCTGTGAGCTTTACAAACAGGCTAAGACTTCCTTTATGGAGGTTAAGTCTACTGTTGACGAAGCTGTTGGCATATATAAGGAAGTTACTGGATTTTGGAGTAACTTTAGTAACTTCTTTAAATCTAAGGGTAAACCAGCAGTTACCACTTCCTCGCCCAAGTCTGTGGCGAAAAAGAAACAAGCGAAGTTTGTTGCCGTTGACGAAACCCAAGTCAAAGTCGATATTGTCAAGCAACTCACTGAGTTCTTCAAGATTCAAGAACAACTCGCCGCACACATAAGGGAAGAAGAAGAAAAGTCAAAGAACGTCTACGATCCTGATCAGAACTACATGGAAGCCGCACTCAAGAGGGTGATGGCACAACAGCAGATGGCTGAGTTGGTGGTGCAGATCAGGGAGTGTATGGTGTACCAGAGTCCTCCTGAGATGGGTGCTTTGTACTCAGAGGTATTTGCAATGAGGGAAACAATTCAAGAGGAACAAACTGGAGCAAGGCTAAAGCAAGAGGCAATAAAGAGGCAGGAACTATGGCAACGCAAGGAGGAAGAAAGAAACTTCCAGCTAAAAATGGCGTACCTAGTAGCGACTTCTATATTCCTCCTTTACCTCTGGATGTGGCTGTTGTTCGTAAGTCAGTGGAGGAAGACATAGTGGCTTGGATAGCGTGTTGCGTATTGATTGCCTTGTTGTTACCACTGATGGGATTTCTTTATCTTGACATCTTAGAGACTAAGAATGAGGCTAAGGCTCAAGTTGAAAAGGTTGAGAAATTACGGCAAAAGATTGAACAAAAAGAAAGGGAAAAAGATAAATGAAAACAGAAAATTTTAATTTATTAACTTGTGAAAGACTAAATGATCTTTTATATATTGATATTGAAAAAAGAGTTTTTATTTGGAAGGCCAATAAAGGAGGCAAAGGCAAAAAAAATAAAGAGGCTGGAACTTTAATGGCTAATGGATATATGAAAATTGGTATAGATGATAAAGAATATCTTTCTCATAGACTGATGTGGCTTTATGTTTATGGAAAATTTCCTGAAACAAATTTAGACCATATAGATAGATGCAGGACAAATAATTGCATAACAAATCTGCGTCTTGCAACTCCAAAACAAAATGCTGAAAATATGTTTAGAACAAGCACAAATACATCAGGGTATCGTGGTGTGCATTTTAATAAACGACTTAATAAAAAACCTTGGTCTGCAAACATTACACACAATGGAAAAACTATTCATATAGGATATTTCCAAACTGCTGAAGAAGCATCATCTGCAAGAAAATCAACAGAAAACCTATATTTCACACATCATATATCATGATTAAAAATACCATCCAACTCATAATTTTGTCTATTGTTCTAACTGGTTGTTTTGAAGATAGATTTCGCTATCCTTGCCAAGACCCTAAAAATTGGTCTAATCCTGACTGCAAACCCCCAATCTGTACCGCTACAGGTACTTGCCCCGAACAACTTGTTAAACCTGAACCGGAGAAAAAGTGATGCCAACAGTCGTAATGAATAAAAACACCCGCATGACTTCTGATGAAATTGAAGTCAGAATTTGGGCAATCGTAATCTTTTCCTTGACCCTGATTCTTCTTGGATCAGTGGCAATGTTCTTGTATTCAGTCTCATTTGTAACTCAGCCAATGTCAGGCATGGCAGCAATTGACAAGATTTACACACAGCAAATCAACACAATTATGGTGTTTATTACTGGTGTTTTGGGTGGTGTTGCTGGTCGTTCTGGTGTCAAAGCAATAGCTACTGCTACATCAAAGGCTGAAGTTGTTGACAATGATGAGCCGCCTAAACCATGAGTCTGTTTAATCCTTGGGTAATTTTGGGTATTCTCATCGCCATTGGTTCTGCCTTTGGCGGTGGATACTCTAAGGGTAAACACGATGAGTTTGCCAAACAACAGCTTGAGATTGCTGCTTTGAATGCAGATGCTCGACAAAAGGAACAGGCACTTGTAGCTGCTGTGAATACCCAATCTAACCAACTGATGAAAGCCAATCAAAATGCCAAACTTTTACAGCAAAAGCGCAATACTGATATTGACAGTGGTGCTTTGCGGTTGCGGATCGCTGTCAAAGCCTCAGAGTGCGCCGTACACACCTCCACAGATTCCCCCGTTACCAGCGGAAGTAACTCAGCAAGTGCATCAGCCGAACTTGACGGAGAGACTGCTAAAGCTCTTATCGCCATCACAGACGAAGGAGATGCCGCCATCAGAAAACTTGCAACCTGTGTCTCCCTCTACAACGAAGCCCTCCAAACCTTGAAAGTCAAACCATGAACTTATCTGCCAATTTCACCCTAAAAGAACTCACCAAATCCGACACTGCTACTCGCTTGGGTCTGGATAACACGCCTGATGAAGCAACTATTGAGAACCTCAAGGCATTGTGTGAGAACGTCTTACAGCCTGTTAGAGAGCATTTTGGCAAGTCTGTTACCGTGAACTCAGGTTATCGCTCTCCAGAGTCTAATGCGGCTGTTGGTGGCTCTAAAACATCAGACCATTGCAAGGGTCAGGCTGCTGATATTGAAATTCAAGGGGTAGCAAATGCTGATTTAGCCCAATGGATAATGGATAATCTGGATTACACGCAGTTGATTCTAGAGTTTTACACACAGGGTATACCCGATAGTGGATGGGTTCATGTCAGCTATGACCCAAGCAATCTCAAAATGCAAGAGTTAACTGCTGTCAAAGTGGCAGGGAAGACGCAGTATTTGCAGGGTCTACACGCCTAATCGTCAAGGAAGTGGAGGAAAATCCATACTCCTAATATGAAAAGTCCTCCACCAAAAGCCAAAAGTAAAATCAAGGAAAAGACATTTGCAATCATCTTGGTTCTCCAATCATCTGTTTAGTGTTAAACAAGTTCTTGTACTGAGGATATTTTGCTTTCCAGAGTCTTGCATAAAAAGCAATGTAGTCGTTACTGATCTTGAAGTCTGAACCAGTAGTGACTATGGTGACTTCCCACCTAATTCTGTTAATTATCAGCCAATGACTGACCTTTGTTCGCCCCATTCTTACGGCTTCTAAGGCAAACATTTCAAAGTATTCCCAAACATGGGGATTCTCTTTATGCCAATCCCACCATATCTGCTTACGTTCTAAAAAACTTAAATTCATATCAACTCCTATCAAAGTTAGTGGGTACTCACTTACGCTTTCCCCATTAAGTTACATCAAAATGGAATATCTGACTCCATGTCATCAAAACCAGATTTAGGCTTGGCCTTAACTGGCTGTTCTGCTTGTTCTTCTTTAGGGCTGACTGCTAGTCCCATGAACTTGCCGTTCTTACCCTCTTTAATCCATGCTGAAAGCCAGAATTCCTGACCAGCAACACGGATGTTCCCTTTATAGTCAGGGTGATTGTCTTTTTCTTTCTTGTCGTTCTTGAACAATACACCTGAGTTATCACGCTGTTCCATATTTACACCTTGATTTCATTGAGTTTTTTAACCTTGTCATCCACTTCAGCCAAGAAGCAGATAACCTCACTTTCGAGTTGTGCAATATAAATATCATTGCGCTCGATCCTTTTGACAAACAGTTGTAAGTGCGCTGGCATCCGTGGGTCGAAACTCACAAAGTCGCACCAACTTCTGTTTGCACAAACCATTTGCCACTGCATCTGGTCGTAATACTTCTTTGCTGGCTCGTCACC